AGAGAACCCACGCCCGGCACGGGAATGTTATACATGCAGCAGGTTTATTGATATAGATCCGGTAAAGGCAGAGATTAAATGCAGGGAGGAGTAATGAAGTTCAGTAATTCATGCATAGGCTGTGAAAACAGAATGGATGTTCTTGTATCTGCTAAATTTAATTATGCTTATAAGATGAGTGGATGCAGGCGTATTACGGATCGTTTATATAAACCTGAGCATGCCTGGAGATCTATAAGGGATGCTGTTGAGAGTCTATGCAGAGACAGTGATAATATAGGTTTTATTGTGGAAGATAAGATCGAGAGAACTAATCCTGAAATGCTGTTTCCTGAAATAATAAATACCGGGATGTGGATTGAGTATCTGCCGGTTGAGGAGATGATATGAGTGATGCTCTGAAGATAAACGTAAAAGGACTCGAAGAAGTAAAAAGAAAGCTCGATCCCAAAGGGCATGATGCTGTATGTATGCGGGCTCTTAATAAGACAGCAACAAATGTAAGAGCAGAAGGCAGACGGGCTATACGAGAACAGTATAACATAAAGGCTAAGGATGTAGAGTTGAGTATTGAACGTGCAAACAGAGGTACATTAAAGGCTGTTATATCTGCATCATATAAACCTTTATCATTACTTAAGTTCGGAGCAAAGCAGATAAAGAAAGGTCTTAGTGTTATGATAACAAAAGGCAATAAGAAGATAATGAAAGATACATTCATTGCACAACCAAAGGGACGCAACTGGAAAGCATTCGGACAGATAAGACCTGTTAACTCACCTATTGCTATGGTGTTTCAGCGAGGGGGTAAAGCTAAACTGTTCGGGCCAAAAAGAAAGAAAGTATATGGCAACTATCCAGTTGATAAACTTACAGGACCTTCAGTAGGTGCTATGATGAAGAATGATACAGTACAGGAACGAATGACTGCCAGGGCAAGCGAGCAACTTGAAAGCAATCTTGCGCATGAATTAGACTACTATATGCAAGGTTTGTTCAAGTAGCTGAAAGATTCACGGGTCCTTCCCGTGAGATCGGTATTGAGGGTACCGTGAGCGCCAGAACCGTGTAGGTAAAAGTGAACGGAATTAGTTAACAGATTATCACAGTGAACAGAATAAAGGGAGTAATAAACGGGCTTTTATGACAGAAACAGTTAACAGCGAACAGAGTGAACAGAGGGTAACTGCAGCGGACCTGCACAGAATCACCGGATTCTCGAAGGCCCACATCTCCAAACTAAAGACTGCAGGCAAACTCATCTTCACTGTTGATGCTGATAACCGTGAGCGCATAAACCTGACCGATGCCCTGAAGCAGTTCGAAGGATCCCGGGACTATAACAGAGATGCCCAGCGCCAGTGGGCAGATACACAGCGTAAAGGCCGGAAGATTAACCTTCCGAATATACCTGGGCACGCTGCGCCTGGGGAAATAGATCCGCAGAATCCTCATAACCTGTCAGACGGGCCTGCTTTTATAGTCGAATACGGCAACATAAAGTGTGAAGACCGGGATGTCGGGAAGGAAACTCAGCGCTCTAAACTGATGAAAGAGACCTTTGAGGCCAGATTATCAGAGATGGAGTACCTGGAGAAGTGCGGTAAACTCATAGATATGCAGGGCGTGGAAGAGGCAAACAGGCGTATTGCCGGGAGCATCAGATCTAAATTTCTGGGATTACCCACAAAAGTAGCGGCCAGATGCGAAGGGAAATCTGCTGCAGAGATCCAGTATATCATCGAGGATGAAGTAAATTCAATATTCAGCGAGCTTTATCAAATCGGCGGAGGAGCGGAAGAGAAATGAGAAAAGTGAAATGTGTACAATCAAAAGATAATAATTTTGCTATATGCAAAAACTGGACAGGCACTGGTGCTGGTACAATTGTTTGTAATAATAATATTTGTAGATGTATTTATGAATTTTCTTTTATTAATTATTTGAAAGCGGTTTTTGAATGAAAACTATATGGAAGTTTGAATTTAAAGTTCAGGATGATATAAAGATAGAGATGCCTATCGGTAGCGAAATATTAACAGTGCAAGAACAAGAAGGTCAATCATGCTTATGGGCTCTTGTAGATCCAGATTACAGTACTGAAATAAGACGTTTTGATCTATTTGGAACTGGTCATCCTATCAACGAAAATATAGTTACAAGCAGAAAGTATATCGGAACATTCCAGATGGAATCAGGTAAATTTGTATTTCATTTGTTTGAAAAGGTTAAATAATCCATGCGCGAAGCAATAGCAGCATACCAGGCACAGCAGAATCAGGCGAACATCGATGCGATTGTACGGGACTTTCACCTGCAGTTTAAACCCCGGCCACGCCTTAAAGTGTCAGAATGGGCGGACCGCTTCCGGCACTTATCTCCTGAATCATCAGCTGAACCTGGCAAGTGGCAGACATCCCGTACACCATACTTAAAGCAGATAATGGATGCAGTAAACGATCCCTCAATACATACAATCGTTGTAATGACCTGCTCCCAGATAGGGAAAAGTGAGGCATTGAACAATATCCTTTTTTACTATGCGCATCAGGATCCCTGCGCTATGCTTATGATCCAGCCGACACTTACAGACGCAGAGGATTATTCCAAAAGCAGACTGGCTCCTTCGATCCGTGACAGCTCAGAACTCCGCGTGATATTTGGAGAGGAAAAGAGCCGTAAATCAAACAGTACCATCATGAAGAAATCTTTTTCCGGCGGGAGACTGGTTTTAGTAGGGGCAAACTCACCCTCCGGACTCTCTTCTAAGCCGATACGGGTAGTATTAGCCGATGAAATTGACCGTTATGAGGCCACAAAAGAAGGCTCTCCTGTACGATTGGCGATGAAAAGAACCTCAACATTCTTTAACCGCAAGATGATTCTAACCTCAACGCCTTCAATTGGAGGACTTTCCGAGGTTGAATCATGGTATAAACTCTCGGATATGCGTAAATATTTCGTACCCTGCGCAGAATGTGGCGAACATATTCTGTTAAAATGGGATCAGGTAATGTGGGATAAAGACTCTGACGGCCGGCATCTGACCGAAACTGCAAAGTATTGCTGTCAGGAATGCGGGTCACTCCTCAATGATTACCAGATTAATGAGATGGTGCAGCTTGGCGAGTGGAAAGCAACCGCACCTTTTAGCGGAATTGCCGGGTTCGGAGAGTTTCCTGAACTATACTCCCCCTGGAAGCGCATGAGTGAAACCGTCAAAGAGTTCCTTGATGTAAAGAACGACACAGACTCACTCCGGGTGTGGATCAATACCTCCCTTGGACAGGTCTGGGAAGATAAGAATGAAAAACTTGACTATAACGAGATATACGAACGGCGGGAGGTTTATAACCTTGTAGTGCCACGGGAAGCCTGTTTTATAACCTGCTCTGTAGATACACAGGGAGACAGACTTGAAGCCCTTGTGATTGCATGGGGAGCTGATGAAGAAGCCTGGGCTATTGAGCACAGAATATTCTATGGAGATCCCGGTATTGTAACCCGTGATCTGTCAAAAACCGATGTAAACCAGCTGACATTTGACCAGGTGAGTGATTTTGATGCGCAGTCACAGGCAAAAGGAGTCTGGAAAGAGCTTGATGATTTCCTTTTGACAACCTACGAACACGAATCCGGCGAACTCATGAGGATAGGAATAACTGTAATTGACTCCGGTGGGCATCATACAGACCAGGTATACGCCTTTGTCCGTCTGCGGGAGAGGCGTGGAGTCTATGCAATCAAGGGGGACAGCAACCGCGGGAAGCCTGTAATTGACAGGCCAAGCCGTAAAAACAAGGGTAAAATTCAGCTTTTTAATATTGGAGTATTCGCCGGAAAGGAATCGATTCAATCCAGACTTAAAAAGCAGAGACCAGGTCCCGGATACTTTCATTTTCCAGATAGATTCGACAAGGAATTCTTCGAGCAGCTGGTATCTGAAAAGAAAGTAACCAAAGAAGTACGGGGCCAGAAGGTTGTTGAGTGGGTAAAGACCAGGCAAAGAAACGAAGCCTTTGACCTTATGGTTTATAACTTCGCTGCGCTGCGGATCCGCTTTCAGGTGAGGGAATTGCTTAATCTATATTCTAAAAAGTTTCAGGATAAGATTGCAGAAAAGAGACAGGATAAAGAAAAGCCCAAAGCCGAAGAGATCCGCAATTCACAAAAAAGAAAACCGGGCGGATTTGTAAAAAATTGGTAGTTATTTTAAAAAAGGCTTGATTTTTAAGGAGACATAATATATTATGGACAAGTTAGTTGAATTTATAAAGAAATTGATCAGTTCCGAATACTCAGGCGGAATTGTAATTTATTTTAATAAAGGGGGAATTCGGGGTATTAAAAAAGTTAAAGAAGAACAGATAAAACTTTAAACACGGATTTCTTTTAACCCTGTAATTTTACAGACTTGTTAAAGCCCGTATCTCGAAAAGAGGTGCGGGCTTTTTTTATTTGGAGAAAAAATGATAGAGAAGATTCAGGCTGGAGACACTTTCAACTACTCGGTGAATTATCCTGATTACCCCGCATCTGACGGCTGGGCATGTACAATGCTTCTCCGCGGTGCATTATCAAAAACTATCAACTCTACTGCGGACGGAGATGATTTTCTTCTTTCAGCTGCTGCAGCTGATACAGCTCTATATACCGCCGGAAACTGCAAATACTTCATACATGTTTCAAAGGGTTCAGAACGTTACCTGGTAGAAGAGGGATCTGTCGAAATACTGGCAGATTATTCATCAACTGCAATTTACGATCCGCGCTCAATGGCTCAGCAGATATATGAAGCGGTTGATGCTGCTCTTCTAGGCAGGGCTACAAAAGACCAGATGAGTTATGAGATAGCCGGGCGAAAAATTGAAAAGATACCAATTCCTGATCTTCTGGTCCTCCGGTCAAAATTTTTAAAACAGGCAGAAGCTGAAAAACGCGCTGAGCGTATCGCTAACGGACTTGGTGCCGGCAATATAGTCAGATTGAGGTTTGAATGAAACTATTCGGCGGTAAAAATGAGCTTATTAAAACAGCGGTACAGCAAGCCGTAGAGCAGACATCCCGTGAATATGACTCGAAGATTCAGGGTGCTCTCAGTGCCGGGTACAAACGTGGTTTTGATGCCGCGCGTATAAACAGACTTACCGCCTCATTCACTTCAGAAGTGTTTACGATGGACCAGATCCTCCGCATGGATCTTAAAACACTTAAAGGCCGGGCAAGAAATCTCCGCCTTAATAACGATTATGCCAGGCAGTTCATTAAGCTGCTTAAAATCAACGTAGTGGGGCCGAATGGCGTCACTCTCCAGAATAAAGCAAAAGATACATCAGGCAAACTCGATGATACAGCTAACAAACTGATTGAGGAAAACTTCGCGGAGTGGTCGAAGAAAGAGAACGCTTCTGTAACAGGAAAACTTAATTTTAAAGATCTCTGCAATCTGTTTATAACTACATTTGCTGTTGATGGAGAGGTTCTGTTTAGAAGGGTAAGAGGATTTAAAAACCAGTTCAATTACGCGATACATCCCCTGGAAACAGACCGTCTTGATGTCGATTTAAACAAAAAGTTTTCAAACGGAAATGAAATCCGCATGGGGATCGAGTTTGATAAGTGGGATAAACCGCTTAAATACTATCTGAAAAATAAAGAATATATAAACACATACCAGTCCGGCAGCCACGAGATTGTAAATGCCGATGAAATAATACACGCGTTCATTCCCGAAACGGCAACTCAAAGCCGTGGTGTCCCTCCAATGTGTAGTGCTATGATATCTATGCATAACCTCCACGCTGCGGAAGAGGCTGAAATTTTTGCAAGTCGCGCTGAAGCTTCCAAGATGGGATTTTACACCCGCCCCGAGAACGTGGATTCAAAATTTGAAGGGGAAAAAGATGATGGCGGAAATCTTATTCAGACTGCAGAGCCGGGAATTCTTGAAATTCTCCCGGAAGGATGGGACTTTAAAACATATGATCCCACTCATCCGAATGGAAATTTTGCAACATTTAAAAAAGAGTGTCTCCGCAGTATGGCAGCAGGACTCGGCCCCGCTTATCATTCACTCGCCAGCGATCTCGAAGGTGTGAACTACTCCTCTGGAAGAATAGGGTCACTGGATGAGAGAGATTTCTATAGGATCCTCCAGAGTTTCATGATCGAAGAGTTCTGCAATGTGGTTTTTAGCGATCTTCTTGATATGTCGCTGCTCAATCAGAAGATAAAACTTCCGTACACAAAATTTGATAAATTCAACAAACCTGTATTTTACGCGCGGTCATGGGACTGGGTGGATCCGTCAAAAGACGCGAATGCCGCCGAAACTGCAATAAGAAACAGACTCAAAAGCCGTACAGAAATAGCCGCAGAAAGAGGAAAAGATATCCGCGACATATTCGAGCAGATCGCATCAGAGGAGAAGCTCGCTAAAGATATGGGGATATCGCTTGAAGTTATAGATGTAAAACTAAACCAGGGCAAGGAGGATCCCAATGCCGGAAAGAACAGTGAATGATCTGATTGAAGAGATAAACGGGAACAAGCAGTTCCGAACGCTGACAATACAGCGTGAACAGGTTAATGAGGAGAGCCGTACGGTAGAGATATCGTTCAGCTCGGATGTTCCGTATGAGCGTTATTGGGGAGTTGAAATACTCGGGCACAATGACAGTGAAATGAGGCTCGATAGACTCAAAAACTCTGCCCCTCTGTTGTGGAATCACGACTGGGACAGGCAGATCGGAGTAGTGGATAAAGTCTGGATAGGCGAGGATCGAAAGGGAAGAGCGTTGGTTCGCTTTTCACGGTCTGCAGCTGCAGAAGAGATATATCAGGATGTCCTGGACGGCATCTGTCGTAATGTATCAGTGGGATATATGGTACATAAAATGATTTTAGTCGAAGAGAACGAAGGTTTGGCAACTTACAGGGCAACCGATTGGGAACCTTTTGAGGTGTCGCTCGCACCAGTCCCGGCTGACACAAGCGTGGGGGTTGGAAGGTCAATTGAAAAAGATCCAATAATAACAAATGAAAGAGGTAATAGTATGAGTAAAGAAGAACTGAAAGCTCCTGAAGTTATAGATATAGCTGCAGAGAGAGAAAAAGCAAGGAAGGATGAGCAGGCCAGAGTGAGAGAGATCTCCGCTATAGCCGAAAAGCATCCATTCCTTAAAGATGAAGCAAGAGACTTCATCAACAGCGACAAATCAGCAAATGATTTCAGGATGATTGCGATTGATAAGATCGCGGAGCAGGTTAACAAAAAGAATATTGTTGATCTGGAGCTGTCAGAAAAAGAACACAAGGAATATTCAATCACCAGGGCAATCATGTGGGCAGCAGATGGCAACAAGGATTTTGACGGCATTGAAGCGGAGATCCACAGAGATATTGAAAAACAACTGGGCAGATCAAGCAAAGGTGTTTTTGTACCTATGTCAATCAGAGCTCCTTATGTTGCCGCTTCTGGCGGTCAGGGTGCCGGATATACGGTTGCGACAGAAGTGAGGGATTTGATCACGCTTCTCAGAAATAAAATGCTTGTAAGAGAACTTGGTGCGACAGTACTGAGCGGTCTTACATCAAATATAGGGTTCCCGAGACAGTCAGCTGCTTCAACTCTATACTGGACAGGTGAGAATCCGGGATCTGATGTTACGGAATCTGAAGGCACACTTGACCAGGTATCACTCTCTCCGAAAACCGCGCAGGCAACAACTACTTATTCAAGACAGTTGATGCAGCAGGCATCTATCGATGTTGAAAGCTTTGTAAGAAACGACCTTGCGGCTATAAACGCACTCGGTCTTGACCTTGCGGCTATAAACGGATCCGGAGCTTCAAATCAGCCAAGAGGAATTCTTAATGTTTCCGGTATAGGAAGTGTTGCCGGCGGTACAAACGGACTTGCTCCAACCTGGGCTCATATTGTGACACTTGAGCAGCTGGTCGCAGTGGCAAACGCTGATTTCGGCTCACTCGCGTATCTGTCAAACGCAAAGGTAAGAGGAAAACTCAAGCAGGTGCAGAAAGTTGCTACTTACGGTAATGACTTTATCTGGGAAAAAGGAGCAGCGCCGGGATATGGTGAAATGAACGGTTATAAAGCCGGTGTATCTAACCAGGTGCCTTCAACTCTCGTTAAAGGTACATCAGGTGCAGTTTGTTCTGCGATCATTTTCGGAAACTGGGCGGATCTTCTTATCGGCGAGTTCGGAGTTCTTGAGCTCATCGTGGATCCGTATGCCAAGAAAAAACAGGGTCTCCTTGAAGTAACATCTTTCATTATGGCAGACATTGCAGTCCGTCATCCTGAATCATTTGCTGCTATGGTAGATGCACTGACAGCATAAAAAATGCTGTATAATATTCACCGCCTTTAACCGGGCGGTGTACTTAAAATAAAAGGTAAAATATGAAAATAAGAGCCACAGAAAACATAATGATAAACGGCCAGCACGTTGAAGCCGGAAGCGTTATAGACGTAAGCAAAGAAGATGCAGCGTTGCTGAAGGGGATAAAAAGAGCGGTTGATCCGGATGATGAATCGTATACTCCTCCGGCAAAAGATGAATATCTGCAGCTCGTTGAAGAGATGAGTGAAAAAGATTTCTATGCTACTGCAAAGAGTCTTGATGTAGATATTAAAGGCCTCAAAAGAGCAGAGGCAAACCTTGTGGTTGCTGATGCTATGAAAGAGGCAGAGCAATAAGATGTCATTCTACGACGATGATATGGATACGTTCTTCAGCGACTTTACAGTTCCGGCATTGATCGGTACTGCTCCGGGTCAGGTTGAGATACAGGTCATCTTCGATGAATCTTCAGAAAAATATGATTCCGACGCCGGTGGAGTGATCTCCACGGTGCCGTCAATCACATGTAAATCATCAGACGTGCTGACAGTTAAAAAGAATGATGTAATTGTAATCAATTCTAAAAACTGGAAGATCATAACTCCTCCCAAGCCGGATGGTACAGGGATTACATTGTTCGGGCTGCAGGAGGCGTGATGAAAAGACAGGATGTAATAGATGCACTGGTCGCTCAGCTTAAAAATATCTCAAAATCAGGGGGATATCTTACAAATATCGGAAGTAACGTGGAATCATTCTATGAATACGAGATAGATGAAGATAACGATCTCCCTTTGATTAATGTCCGGGAGTCCGAATCTACTGTTGATCTTCAGATGCAGGGGCTCTGGAGACATTCATGTGACGTAGAGATAACAATAGTTGACGCGGGTACAATCGAATACATCAGGCAGTGCGTTCAGGATATTTTAAAAGCTGTAAAAAGCGACAAGACTATCGGCGGTACATGCGTTCTGGCATCTCCCGGATCTATAAAAATAGATAAATCGGAAGAGAAAAACAAAACCTTCGTTGCTGCAGCTGTCAATGTCAAATTACAGTACAATTCCCCGGAATGGGAAATTTAAGGGAAAGGTTAAACTTATGATAAGAATAAAATTTAGATTCATGTGGTTTCTCACAATGATGTTCGATTCATTAGTGATGTGGATGTCAAATGAATACAACATAGCACCGGCAAACTTCGCGAAGAACGATGATTTTCTGTTTCTGGATGATCCCGAAATGCACATCAAGGTACTTAATGATGTGGCATGGACGGATTTTAAACCATTCGGGTACGCGGAACTTGAAAAATCATTTAACACAGAGAAAAAATACGCAGAGTACAGGGCCGGTATCCCGGAGGTTCTTGTAGCAAAGAAAGTAGTGTCGGTAGACCGGAGTTTTGAGTGTAAGCTTAAACAGCTCCAGCCCGAAACACTTGCTCTGCTGCAGGAAGGAATAATTGAAACCGGATCAGGAGAGAACTATGTCCACATTGGCTCCGAATCTCCGACTCAAATCCAGCTGGCTATTATCCTCAAAGGGAAAACCTTAAACGGTAAAAACCTTGAGTTGAGGATCAGAAAACTTATTCCTACAGTCGAATCTGTCAAGATTGCCCTGGGAAGTAAAGAGTTTGCCTCTATGGATTTCAAAGGTGAGGTGGTTGTTGATGAGGATCCTTTATTGAGCAACTTCACCTGGAGATGTTACGGTGAAAAAAGCACTACGGCAACAACCGTATCAGCTAATGCGGCAATTACAGTAGCTTCAGCGACAGGACTGGTTGTTGGTATGCGCGCGTATGGTGTTGGTATCCCCGCAGGAGCAAAAATACTTACGATTGTAACAACCACAGTAACGCTTGATAAAAACTGTACAGCAGCCGGAACGCTGGTGCCTGTCAAGTTTGTTGATGAGACAGAAATGGTCAAGTCTGACGTGGCTTACTGGATTTGTGAAGTATAATTTTCAGGGGAGCTTGTCTCCCCTGGCATTTTAAGGAGCAGTTTGTGAGAGAGGATGGATCTGTTAAGTTTTTTAAAGTAGGCGGAGTTGAGCGGTCTGCCCGTGTAAAATATAAACATGTTTTCGGGTTTTTTAAATCTTTTAATAAAGAATTAAAGAAACATAGCAAACAGGATGTTGCCCGGAAAAACACAGTTATATCTAATGAGTTTTTTTTCGGAGTTTTGTGGAAGTGTCTGGATAAAACTGGAGTGTGGCCGTTCAGGAAACCTTTTAGATCAGGGAAGCATATGGCAGACTCGATACTATATGATGAACTTCCGGACATTATACAGTTTGTAAGCAAGTTTGTTCTTGATCTTAAAACGACAAACGAATCCGGGGAAGAAAGTAAAAAAAAACAGGAGATTCTGATCCAATAACAATAGTTGAATTTTACGATCAGCTGCAGGAGACGGTAAATTTTCAGGTCCTTAAGCTTAAACAGATAGGTTATTCGATAAAAGAGATCCGCAGTCTTGATGTAATACGGGCCCTGAGGCAGATAGAAAGCGCAAGATTTGAACAGATGTTATGGCAGAGTGAACTTCTTCAGTCGAACGGTGTTAAGGTTTTTGAAGAAGGAAGAAAGAAAGGTATCGCACGATACAAAGACTTTTTTGAATCAATCGAAAAACGTGAAGCAGACAAAAAGAAAAACGAAATAAAGCCCGTTAAAATTGAACCGGTTAAAGAGTTTATGGAAGGATAGATATGACAGACAATAAAAAAATATTATTCGAAATATTCCTCGAAAACGGTGAATTCAAAACACGAGCAGCGGAAGCCGAAGGCAGCCTTGATAAAATCGGGAAAAAAGCCAAAAATACAGAAGGGATGTTTTCAAAACTCAAATCATCCTGGATGGCCACGGCTGTTGCTGCCGCCGCGATAATTTATGCATTTAATAAAGTCGGAGAGGCTTTAAACGAATGCGTTAAATATGCCTCAAAACTTCAGGAAACACAAAATAAATTCGATGTAGTTTTTAAAAATTCAAAAACTCAAGCTGTGTCTTTTGCGAACACGCTTGTAAACAGTTATGGTCTGGCCAAAGAAGAAGCTATGGCATTTCTTGCAGGCACCGGAGATATTCTTACCGGTCTGGGAATGCAGTCGGATAAAGCACTGGAGCTGTCTAATACGGTTGCACAGCTGGGGATTGATCTTGCCTCATTTTCAAACGTTGAGGGCGGATCAGAAAGGGCTATAGCAGCGTTAACCAGTGCGCTGACCGGAGAACGGGAAGCTCTTAAAGCTTATGGAATTGTAGTGTCCGAAGAAATGGTAAAAGCTGAACTTCAGGCACAGGGAAAAGGTAAATTGACAGGCCTTGCGCTGCAGCAGGCAAAAGCAGAAGCAACGCTTGCGATAGCGTTATCTCAATCTGGTAATGCAACTGGAGACATGGCCAGAAGCTTTGATTCTTATGCGAATATACAGAGACGTGTTGATTCAACCATCACTAACATGAAAGCAGAAATAGGTGATGGATTGATGCCTGCTATGTCAAATCTTGGGCTGGCATTCATAAGCGCTGCAAAAGATGGGAACATATTTGCGTTAATGCTTAAAACGGTAGTTAAGTTTATCGGTGATGTAATTAACAACTACTCTTTGTTAATAGCACATCTGAACAAAAATTCAATAACAAAAGAAAATGACAAAAATATTCAGCAGAATAAGCAGCTGATGGAAGTATATAAACAGAATCAGAAAATACTTAAAGAGACTCAGGAAAAAGCAAAACAGGGCGATCAGTGGGCATTGGATAATGTCAAGAGAATGGAGGAGTCCCTTGAGAAACAAAAAAAAGAAATGGAAGGTAGACTTAAAAAAACATCCGCTTCCCTTGAAAATGAAAAAGATGCAAATAACACAATATTAAAAATAAAGCAGAATATGATTGATGCCGAAAAAGGGATCACAGCTGCTATTGATAAAAGAGAAGCTGACAGAAAAAAAGAACCTAAACCTACTCCATCAGAAGAAAAGAAAAAGAAAGAGGCTACACCTGAAGAACAGTTTTTTACCGGGACAACTATTGTATCAGGTTATAACAGCCAGCTGTCACAATTATATGCAATGAATACCGCAAATCATAATGCAGAGATTGACAACAGGACTCAAAAACAACTCGAAGCGATCAGTGTGACTTATGAAGCTGAAAAAACTGCAATTGAAAATTCTCTACTATCTGCGGAAGAAAAGACTGCAAAACTGAAAGCACTCGATGAAAAAAGAGCAAGAGATGAGAAAGCGGTACAGGACAAGGCCGATAAAGAGAAAAGAAAATTAGCAAGAGAGTCGGCAGAAATACAGAAAAAAATGGCTATTGCTGATGTTTTAATTACAACACCTGCAGCAGCACTTCAAACATTCAGAGCAATAGTAATGCCTTCACAGCCGTGGACTGTTCCTCTTGCGTATGGTGCAGCAGGAGCTACAACTGCTTTTGGTTTAGCTAAACTTAAAATGATACATGAGCAGCCGCTCCCGTCTTATGCTGTCGGTACCTGGGCGGTCCCGCATGACATGACAGCGCAGATCCACAAAGATGAAATGATTGTTCCTAAAACATTCTCTGATTCTGTCCGCAGCGGAGAGGCTTCTATCGGAGGCGGCGGAGGGGTTACTATAATTGTTCAGGGATCAATAATCGATAAAGACGGCTTTGCTCAATCTGTAAATGAAGCCCTGATGGATGTCCAGCGCAGAACCGGCGTAAGCGTTTATTCCAGAAAATCCGTGTATTAAGAGGAAACGATGAACTTCCACAAAGACAATATAATAAAACTCGATTATAACCCGGTGCTGGACGCACATATCGACTATCTCAACGCGGTGGGTGCGACAGACTCACTGACACTCCGTACACTTGATTTTACACCAGCTGATGCAAATACAATATTTGTCGCAAAGACCGGGAGCGACAGCACAGGAACAGGAACTCAGGCGAACCCGGTACTGACAATAAAGAAAGCGTTTGATGATGTCACTGCTGCTAAGCAAAGAATCGTGATTCTTGACAGCGGAGTATATATTGAAGATTCAAGAGCTGTGCCGGTAAATTGTATTGGAATATATGCAGCGTTAGGGCAAACACCGACTATTAAGCCAGAGTTAGTTAATTTAGGAACTTCAAATTACTTTCTGGAAACATATAAAGCAATTACAAATATCGGTATGGATGAAGGTGTTAGTTCTGGATACTCAATACCCCAAGTATTAGCACTATCTAATGGAAATGTAGCTGTTCTTTGTGCTGTTGGTGGTTCCACTATATACTTTACTATTTTTAATAAAAATGGAGATGTTGTAGTTGGAACTACTTCAACAGGATTAGTTACTACAACAGGTAAAATTTTCTCTGCATGTGAAGGGGACACGGGATTTGCGGTAGTTATTCAAGGTGGCTCTAATACGTGTCCCGGGAGAATTTATAGTAATTCCGGGATATTTGTTTCAGAAATACCGTCACCTTCTGGAGTTACTGCTCCTTTTGTTGTTAAGTGCAGTGGGGATGTTGAAGCATATGCAATCATGTATGGGACAGCGCCAACTGAGACCGGGTGGGGATTGAAAATAATCAGTGGAACAGGAACTGAAATTTTATCTTTTACTATGAAATCCTCACGATCAAGGTATAATTTGTATACTTGGGGAATAGCAGCCATTCCTTCAGGAGGATTTGCATTTGTATCACAAACTACTGCATATGCTGTTTTCTGGGGTGTAGTTAGTGAAGATGGTACACTATTACATGAGGCAGATGTAAATACATTTGGTGCCCCAGGTGGAACTGCTGGTGATGTATCTGGTAATAAATTTATTATTTCATACTTGACCAATGTGGGAGATTTATATGTGACCGAATACAGCCTCGATGATTACTCTGTTATAAAGTCTATAACTTTGATCGAATCCATGGGCAGTTCTAATAATTATATGGCATATGCTTCACTGAGCGTGCTTAAGGATGGTTGCATAGCTATTAGTGGAGGATTTTACTATAGTTTCTTAAGAATTTATTCTCCAACATGGACTTTGCTTCATTCAGCTTCCTATGTTCCAGGCAAGTATGCAAGAGTTAAATATAGCAATATTTCTGACAGATTGTATTTAGTTCATAAAGGAGGCTCGGGAACTTCTTATCCTCTATACCTTCAGATACAGTCGGGATTTTTAACCGACTGGTGGACTTTTTCTGACAGTATAATATTTAACGGGATTACTTTTAATAATGATGAAGATTTAATAAGGAAGTATCTTTATATCTCGAATGGGACATTTAAAGCCAAATGGTGTGATTTTGCAGGGATAACAAGGCCGACATATCAGGATAGCAGTTTATATCCTCTGTATATTTTAGAATCTGCAGCGATTGATAATCAGATTCTTAACTGTAAAGTAACAAATTGCGGGCTAGGGTTTAAGATCACATCTAATTCGGTATTAGTTCAATGGTGCCAGTTTTTCAAGCAGCTCCTCGGTACTTCTATAAAAGTCATCGGTGCAGGATCCGGAATAATAGTTAATCATAACGATTTCCTTTACAACTATATCTGCGTTGAACTTGAAGATAACAACGGATCTGAAGTGCTGAAAAACAATATTTATCATACCAGCCTTCTGTATTCTATAAAAGCAGAGACTGCCGTATCATATACTAACTCTGTTGAAAATGGCGTGAGCCTTAACGCTACACCCGGCACTCAGGTGATCCGCTCGAATCCTCATTACATTAATGACGGGTATGTTTCCCTTGCTGTTATGGATCTGGTACTAAAGAGCCGGGAACTTGGCTACAGGTTTGAATCTCCTGCTATTGGAATCGGGGATGATCTTAAGAATGCCGGTTCTGTTGAATACGATATAGCCGGGGGATCGCAGACCTGGGATACTATGACAGTTGTC